TATCAATCCCATATTTTGTAATAAACTGTTGAATTATTTCTTCATTCTTGTATTGAGGTATAGTCCCATCTATCGCATCAATTATTAAATTTATTTCCTTGCGTGAGGGAACGGCGTCACCCGCAGCAAACTTAAGTGCTTTAGGTGCTGGCAATAAACCAAAATCTTCTCTGCTACCACCTGTCCCTAAGTTTTGCGCCATTTGGTATCTGCCTAATTGATCCATCGTTGTAGCTGGTGTAGCAGCAAGACCGCCCTCTCTTTGCTTAGCGCCTAAATAAGTAGCTAAACCGTATAGACCAGCAAGACCTGCTGGACTACCCAAACCACCTAACAAACCACCTATACCTGATTGTTGGTTTTGTCCGCCTCCAGCAAACAATCCTTTTGCCGTATCTTCAATACCCTTTATAGCTTGAGGTGTTTTTTGACCAAAAAAACTACCGCTAGTTGAGTCTCTTACTTTTTGTACTTCGGCATTTATTGCAGCATCTCCTTGTTTTCTAAGAGCATCTATATCTTCTTTAGAATATCCTGCATCTTCCAAAATTTGTGACCTACCTCCAAAACCAAATTGATTACCAATAGTTTTTATAAATTGTGGCGTTTGCCCTTGATCCCCAGGCGCTCTTCTAAAAATACTGCCTGGCTCAAACAAACTGCCTATACCAGTGGATATAGATGTTCCTGCTGACCTTAAAGCTGCTCCAATTGGCATATTTGTTGCCCCAGCAGCAGACAAGGCTCCGCCAGCACCACCCAGCCCAGGTATTTTACTTACTACGCTACCTATACCGCTTGCTACTTTTCCTAGACCAACTTTGCTTGCAAGTGATCCGCCTATAGTTCCCAAAGCAGTTCCAACACCAGGTATAAAGGCTGCTACAGGAGCAACTTTCTTAACTACTTTTTTAATTTTTTTGAATACTTTAGACAGAAATCCAAACTCGGGTAAGCCTGTAAGTGGATTCAAATCCATATCGCCGTTGCCAACAATATATTTATTTGGATCTACACCATACTTACTGATCGAATTTAAAACGTAGGTTTTTAAAAGTGGATTATCGCGCAAAACTTGCGCGGGGACGATCATTTCGTCTGGGGCTACGTGGGCCAAATAAGTATCTTCGTTTCTCCCTAACGCAGCTAAAGTTGCCAAGCCTTCTTCTTTTTGTTGTAGCATATTCTCTCTCATATGTAACTCTTTAATTTTACAGGGTTATTATTATGTCGCCTGCTATCTTTATCGATACATCACCTACTAAACCCTGGGCTTCAAAGCCTTTTGGGTCTGGCTCATTCATCAAATCAATAAACTCAGTCCCATTAAATATTTGCAACACTTCGGTTGATGTATTAAAGATCAGCGTGCCAAGATTAAAATTTAATTTGTCACGTTCAATAGTCGATAACTGTAAAGTGTTATCAGGATCTATTGAACCTAAGTTTATCTCTAAAATCCTAACAAGTCTATTAAAAATGTCGGGTGTTACATCATCTAAAGCTATAGGTAAACGAGTTGGTAGGAGCTTGCTCATCTTCTACCATCTTGTTTCACATCTAATCTAGTTGCTCCTAAGCGCCATCCAACTGATAGGTTGCCATCGTTGGCAGCATCATCGTTTGATTCTAATCGTAAAACAGCCTGCCTGCCCCTTGCCCTAATATGTAATTGGCCTGTATCACTTTTTACTTCGCTTGTTGATTTGGTACTTAAAGATGAGCCGTTGTTATTGCGCGTTTTAATTATTAAATTTACTGAACCGTTATTGGGATCTTGTAAGAATCTTACGTCTGGTAATATCCTACGGATAAATTGAAAGTTGTTGCCATCGCCAATATCAAAATCAGAACTTTCTATAAACACGCCTGTCATCGGCGAACCATCGTCATCAAAACCAACTTCATGCTGAAATAAAGAGTTTGAGGCTGTAGCTTGCGGATATGATTCAACGCCAGAATCAAGCCAAGCTGTACGTGAAAGCTGACCGTAATACCAAACCTTATCTTGGTAATTATAAATTACATACCTGTCTATTTCTGAAGAGCTTGCAGACGGATAGAACCAACCTACTTCGTTTTCTTTGGTATTGGTAAAAGCGTTAATTTTAAATGCCTGCTCAGAATTAAAATCAGAGAATACGTAATCTAAGACATCGCAGTTCAGTTTTATAACTGAGCCGTTGTAAATGTAAAAATTATCGTAAGACATAAAATATATGCCTTGTGGCGCTGTTACTGCTGCTTTTGGACTTATCAATCCAGAGGATTCATTTATTAGATTTACTCTAAAAGTAAATGGTGGCCCAACAAATTGCATGCTGTAAACTGAAGTGTCTGTAAAAATAATAATTTCTTGTCTTGATTTTACCGCACCAATTATTTGTGAGCCTGATGATAGCCGTAAAGATCCTGCTGTATTAGTAATTTTTGGCTCAAACTCCAATTCATTTTCTTGATCGGAAAAAGCTATCAACATCGGATCAACGCTACCAGTTCTAGCTGTTCCTGATGCGTTTAAAGGGTCTGCGCCTAAAACTATCAAATGCCTGTCTATTTCTGATGTTATTACTTGTAAAGCTTTGGTTGGAACAAGGTTAGCTCCAGTTCTAGCTGATAAGTCTACTGCTCTAGTATTAAGGCCATTTGATTCAATCCATTCAAAAATACCAGCACCTCTAGGATTAATTATTAAGTTTTCACCAAAATTATCATGCGTCCAAAGTCTTAGCTGATTGGTTGCAGAAATGCTTGTTGATGATCCCCAACCGCCGTTACCCCAAGAACTTACTCCCCAACCAGTAGAAGGTACAAATACATCTAAACCAGTATTAATTTGATAAGCGCCTACAACAGAACTGCCTCCATTACCGCTATCACTTGAATTAGCAGTAACAGTAACTCCGCTAGTATTTTTTGCCTCTATGGTATAAGAGTTTGCATTGACTACAGTTGCTATCTGATATTCTTGATTGAGAACATTTGAGTTGATATTACCGCCTAAAGAAGAAGCGCCAGAAAAAGTAACAAAATCATTTTTTACTGCCCCATGTGCAGTATCTGCTACTGTTATTGTGGCATCGCCATTTGACGCTGAAAATGTAACATCTCCCGCACCTGTTGTAAGTCTGATAGGAGTGACATCATTAAAAGTGTTACCTTCTTTGATGTAATATTTTAGATTGGTTCCGTTGCCTAAATACTTACTACCATCTAAAGCAATCCAATTATGTAAAGCTCTTGATGTTCCTAAATATGTGCTAGTGGTTAATTTTTCCCAGCCTCCAAATTTTTCAGGTCTACCCTGTCTAAATCTTATTAGATTACAATCAAACCAACCGCCCTCATTGTCATACTGAGTGCCCTCTCTTTTTATGCCTGGTTGAAATGTAAACCTTGATAATGGCATCTATACCTCTGTCCAATCTTTGCCTTCAAATAACAAAGCCTCTGCTTCTCTACGTCTTACCAAACCCTGCAATACTTTGCCGTCAGCTTTGTTCCATCTTTTTAATTGATGTGGCACTTCATTAAAATCTTTGTCATTTAAAACTTTTAACATAGTGCTATTGTTTAGATTAGTTGGGCCCAAGTTATAAGTCCAAGATACCAAAGCGTCAAACTCGCATTGTTTCAGATCAACCTCTACTGCTTTTTCTACATGTAAACAATAAATATCTAATTCATTTAACAACATGTTATCAGCTTGTTCTTTAGATATAGTCATGCCTTCGCGCACATCTTTAGTATGTCCATAACCAATAGTCCATACACCAGCTGCACATTTATAAGCCTCTAGTTCACACCCTTCAAATTTTTTAATCAAAGAAATGCCTTCATTTGAAATATTCATCTTAGTAATCCCCCCAAACTTTTGTTTTTTTACCGCCGTCATAAACAACCGCGTGTCCTTCATCAATAAGCATTTGGCAAATATCCTCGCCATCTTCCGTATAAGGTATCCCAAGTATTCTGCCATATTTACCTTTACCAAATGATTTAATGCTGATTGAACCAACACATAATTCTTTCAGCCTTTCTTTTGCTGCTAAGCCTAATTTTTTCTCTGCTAAATCTCTAGTCCTAGATTCGGGCGTATCTATTTGGGCTAAACGTACGCGTTGCTTGTGTAGCTTTACATCAAATCCCAAATCAAGTGTTACATCCACCGTATCGCCGTCTACAACCCTTTCAACTGTTGCTTTATAAATGTATGGTTCTGGTTTACTGCTCATCTTTATTAGTAGTTACCTTTCTATAATACACAACTACATCTTTTAGTTCTGTAATATATCTTTTTATCTCTTGCATATTGTAAGCCATAACTTCGTAATCAGGAATTGTCATAGCTAGAAAGACTAACTCGCCCTCTTGTTTTTCTATTCTTGCAAGCTGTTCTTCCCAGTTTTCAGGCGTTACTGCAATCCACTGTAGTTCCTTGAGATTTATTTCTCTAGGCATAATAGGTTGTACTATCTGCCTTTCAATAGGTTTTGCAGAAACTTGTATTTGTTTAGTTGGCAGTAGGCTGCAACTGCAAGCCATTATCAAGACTATCAACAGTGGTGCTGATTTTCTCAATATCTTCCATAATGTGTTTTGTACCATTATTTATTTTCCTTTCCATTTCAACTGGGTCAGCCAATATCTTTGAGGCCAACTCATAGTTTTGTATAAACTGTGTGTATCTATTTAATTCTCTTTGAGCTATTTGACTTTTAACTGTAAGGTCTTGTAGCTGTTGTGTTTGTATTTTGAAGTCTTCTTGTATAGATTTTATAGCTTCTTCTTGGGTGGCAACTGCACTTTCTAAAACAGCATTGTTAGTTTGTAGTATTTGGTTTTGGCTATACAAGTAATAAGAAACTGCAAGCAAAATTAAAACTATACCTAGTAAAACTTTACTCATTATCCATACACCAATTCCAAGCATCGTGATCGTGATATAAAAATGCCTCGCATTTTTTATATTTTTCTCGCCATTTATCAGAGTTAAACTTATCGTTCCACTCTAGGCTAGAGTTTTCTGCTATTGGTATAAATTTAGATGGTGTTGAACAGCTTATTAAAAAAATACTTGTTATTCCTGCAAGTAATAATTTAGTTATATACATGTTAATG